CCCGATTGCGATGCCAACGTATGCTTTGAGGCCCAAGTTGAACATGCTCCCCTCCTTACGGGTAGATACTGGCGGGCAGCTCGAAGTGGGGCCCGTCCAGGAATGCCTTCTTGCCGGCGGCCTTGCGGCGCGCCACGTAGCCGGCGACCTCGTCGTCCATGTCGCCGGCGAGGTCGGCCAGCGTCTGGTCCCAGACCCCGCCCCAACGGATGGGCACCTGCAGCTCCATGCTCGCGCGGCGCACGGCGTCCGCCACCTTGTAGCAGAGGTTCCAGTCCCACCGCAGCTCGGCGTTGCCGTCCCCGTCGAAGTCAATCAGCGGCACCAGGTCGACCGCGTGGCCGAGGCCGTCGGCGCCCGGCAGGTGGCGGGAGTCCATCGTCTGGCTGGCGCCCGAGGCTACTAGCTTGGCCTGCCGGGCGCGCGTGCGCAGCCCCTCGTAGACCTGGAAGTCGACGGGCGTCACCTCGATGGCGCGCTCGACGACGCGGACTAGGTCGGGGTGGACGCCCGACAGGCTCTGGCGGGACTTGCTCCCGAGTGCGAAGGTGGTCATGGCTCATCCTCTACTTTTGCTGATGCCCCGGGGCCCGGGGCGGGCTTGCCAGGCCTCGCCGCCGCAGCGGCGGCAGGGCCCTTGATCTTTGCTATGCTGACGTCCTCCCAGGTCGCGCCGAACACGTACGAGCCGACGATGCCGATGAGCGTCAGGAACGCCATCGTCACGGCGGTGTCGGCCGGCCCGGTCGTCAGGCCCTTCCAGAGCACGTAGGCGATGACCCACATGCAGAAGGCTGTCACGGCGAACATGAACCGGCGGCGTATGCGCCAGCTCGACTGCCCGCCGGGGTTGCGCTGCTTCTCGTCCATCAGCTCGTCTTCTCCATGCGCTTGTTCTCGCTCGTGCCCCAGGAGAGGCCCGTCTCGAACCATACCGGGACCCAGTTCACGCCGTCGGCGCTGGCCTCCACCTCGATGTCGGTCGGCATCTTGGTGTTGTCCCCGGTCGGGTTCCGGAGCTCCACCGCTGTCACGTCGACAGCCGAGGCGAAGTCGTATGCCACCCAGGCCGTGCCCGCCGTCACGTTCGCGGCGGTAGCGGTCCAGAAGGTCGCCGGGTCGTTGTCGTCCACGCTCGCGAGGCCCGTGCCGGCTCCCTGCGACTTGGTGTAGGTCGTGTGCTTTGTCGCCCCGTTGAAGAACGCCAGCTCGGCAAAGGTCACGTCCGCCGCCGCAGCCGTCGCCCGGACGCGCCAGTAGCGGCGCGTGCCCGAGTTGTAGTTGCGGATCGTGGACTTGGTCCAGGTCGTACCGTTGGAAGTGTACCACGGCTCGTTCGCACCGCCAGCCGCCGTAGGCCGCGACCCCACGACGTTGGTGCCATTGGCGCGCAGCGCGGTCGGGTAGTTTGCCATCGCCGTGCGCGCCCACGTGGCTCCGTCGTCGTTGCTCACGTTCAGCCCGCCGGGCCCTGTCGCCACGTAGCCGGTGGCGCCGAAGGCCTCGACCTCCTGGAAGTCGTTGCCGGTGGACGCGCCGCTGACCATCGCCACCTCGCTGACCAGGGTGAAGTTCAGCCCGTCGGTCGAGCGCAGCACGAGCTCCTTCATGTTGCCGTCGCCCACGTTGCGCCGGCCCATCGCGGTGATGACGAAGCTCGTCGCGCTGCGCGCCGCCACGCCGTAGGGGCGGAAGAACTGCCAGCCGCCGGTCACGGAGGCCGGGTAGTCGTAGAAGCCTGTCCCGGGGCAGATGGACCAGGTCAGCAGGTTCGTCGAGCGCATCAGCATGACACTGTCGGCCTGGAACTGCGACCCCTTGCCGCTGTGGAAGGCGTACCAGTAGGAGCCGACCTTGAAGAGCTCCATCCACATGCCGGTGTACCAGGTCCAGCCGCTGCCGACGCTCGGGAGCGTCAGCGCGCCGAGGCTGCTCCAGGTCAGGCCGTCGGTGGAGGACTGGGCCGTCTTGTCGTCCATGATCCGCACGAAGCGGGAGTTGGAGGCGTCCCAGGCCATGCAGAGCGGCTTGGCGCCGGTGATGCTCGACGTCGTCCACGGGCGAGGCGGGTGGGAGCGGGCGAAGTCGGCCACCTGCGAGTTGTACCAGGGGGCTGACGACCCGACCGAGGCGTAATACTTCGGGAAGGACGCGTAGCGGCTGGTGCCCCTGGCCATGCCGGGCTTCTGGCGGCTGAACATGTTGGCGCCGTCCATTGTGCCCATGTACTCGAACGTCACGCCGCCGTCGGTCGACCCGTAGAAGCGGGTGACCGGCGTCTGGCTCGCCGTCGGGCCTACGTAGGCCTGGCTCGCCGCCAGGAAGCGTGCGCCGTCGTACAGGTAGTTCTCCATCGCGACCGAGGAGCCGAAGCCGGGGCCGATCGGCTGCCCGTTCTCGTCCACGCGCACGAACTCGTCGTACTGGCGGAGCAGCGACTCCACGCCGGCGCGGACCGAGTAGACCTCCGCCCGCACGTTCGCGACGCCGCCCAGGTCCAGGGTGGTGAAGGTCGCCGAGGTGCCGGTCAGGCCGCTGAGCGTCTTGAGCACCGCGCTCGTGCTGGAGTTCAGCACCCGGGCGACGTAGGTGACCCCCGGCTCGGGGCCGACGCTCGCCGCGTTCTGGTCGACGAGGGTCTGCGCCGTCTGCTGGATGCGGTCGCGGTGCGCCCAGGTGAGGGACACGCCGTCGTAGCCGCTGACCTGCGCCGGGTAGGGGTTGCCGTTCACGCGGAACAGGCCCGGCGGGTACGGGCGCCACTGGCGGCCGGCCGTGGCGTTGACCGCCAGGGTGTCGGTCGCGCCGGAGCCGAGGGCCAGGGTGCCCTGCCCGGTGGTGGTCAGCATGCGCACGCTGACCGACTCGCCGAGGGCGTACTCGTTTGGCAGCTCGACGACCGAGGGGTTGTCGCCGCTGCCGAGGAAGATGACCCGGGTGTTGGACGCGATGGGCACGGGCACGGTGTCCAGCATGCCGCGCTTCACGGTCAGCAGGGTGTCGGTGATGGACACGACCTGGACCATCTCGCGGGTGCTGATCGCGCCCACGCCTATCGCGGCGACGTCGCCGACCTGCACCAGGTCGAGGTCGAGCCCGCCGGTGATGGCGAGCGCGGTGTCGGCCTGGCCGTAGGCGGCCGAGATGACCGCCGTCGGGCAGAAGTTCGCGACGGCCTGCTGCTGGTAGCCCGCGCCCTCGTCCACGTAGACCTGCGCGCTGTAGGCCGAGCCGCCGGGGTTGGTGCCGCCGACCATCATGTAGGACGCGGTCTGCGGCAGGGCCTGCGCCCCGGAGTCGCCGAGCGTGCGGGCGATCAGGTAGTAGGGCACCTCGGTCAGCAGGCGGAACGGCACGGGCACGGGGGCGCCGATGGGGTTGGTCCACTCGCTCGGCGGCGGCGGCGAGTAGATCGCGCTCGACAGGGCGAACACGTCCTCCACGACGGACAGCTTGATGAGGTTGCTCGTCAGCTCGCCGAGCTCGATGTTGGTCACCCGGAAGACCACCTGCGAGATGCCGTACTCGGCCCACGCGAAGCGGAACACGTCGCCGATGTTCAGGCTGGCTGCCTTGCGCGTGACGTACAGGGTGGCGGACGCGAGCGGGGTCGACAGGGCCTTCAGGTCGCGGGCCGCCGCCTTGGTGGCGATGGTGCCGTTGGTGAAGCCTGGGTACTGTGAGGTCGTGCCGACGGTGGCGCCCTGGCTCGCTGCCAGCGCAATGTCCTGCACGGTCACCGAGTTGTTCTTGCCGGTCGACTTGTCCCAGTAGACGACGCTCACCTGGTTGGTGAGCTCGGCCACGGTCGAGCGCTTGAAGTCCGTCACGCGCTCCACGACCGACTCGTCGAGCAGGAGCAGGGACGGGATGTCGTAGCCGCCGCGCGCCAGTTTGAGCACGAACTTGCCCGTGGCCCGGTCGGTGTACAGGGACCCGTCGATGTGGCGCAGCACAATCGCCAGGAAGTCGGACAGCTGCTGCTGCTTGTCCCAGAGGATGGACATGCCCATGCCCTCGGAGTAGAGCGTGTCGGCGGCAGCCGTGAAGGAGGCGTTGTCGACGTCGGCCTCGGGGTAGCCCATGCCCCAGTCGGGGTCCGTCAGGACCTCGCGCAGGATGTGCGCCGGATTCATGTCGCCGCCGACGTCCGCCTTGGCCGCGTACCACTGCGCGATGCCGTCCTGGCGGACCAGGATGCGGGTCGCGCGGATCGCCCACCGCTTCAGGTAGGGGTTGTTGCCCAGGTAGCACTGCCGGAACACGAGGCCAAGCACCCGGCGGAAGGCCGGGATGGACGACCCGAGCTGGCTCTGCAGGTAGGCGTTGCGGCCCTGCGTCGTGGTACCCATCTCGATGTCGATCGTGCCGGACACGCCGCCCTCGCGCTCGTCGCCGCCGAACAGCTGCGGGGCGTTCACGCTGACCGCGCCGCCCGTGCTGGTGCCGCTCCACGCGACCTTGCCGTCTACGCTGAACCGGGTGACCTTGTCCACCGGCCCGTGGCACATGATGGCGTGCATGCCGAGGTAGTACTTGTACCCTACGGTCTGCGCCTTGCTACTTCCGCCCATTGCGAGCCTCCTCGATTGCTGCGAGGGCCATGCCGTCGCCGGTGGCCCTCAGTTCGTCCTCTCCGATGCCGTCACGGAGGAAGGCGCCGTAGTCCATGTTCCGCCGCGCGAAGAAGGCGCGAACGCCGCCGGAGCAGTAGCCCAGGCGGCGCAGGTCCTCCATCCGCACGACGACCTTGTCGTCCGTCTCTACCGTCACTTCTTGCCGCCCTTCTTCTTGATCGGCACGGCGCGGAAGTGCCCGTACCACACGATGTTGGGGCCCTCGAGGTCCCGCTCCCCGAACAGGACCGGAATCTCTCGCCCGACCTCGGCGGTCGGCGCCGTCACGTCGCCCAGGCCCGCCGGCTTGGCGTTCTCGGGCTTCGGCATCATCGAGTAGCTGACGACGAGCGCGACGATGAATACTACTATGTACCACCACATTGGGAACCTCCTAGACGATCGAGCTGCCGTCGAACGGGTTCCTGGACGGAATCCAGGGGAATCCCCCGAAGTTGTCCAGGTTGTTGAACTTGGCCTCGCAGGTCGTCCGCAGGTGGTCGCAGCCCGGGTAGAGCTTGACCGTCTGCCCGGTGGCCAGGCTCGCGAGCGGCCTGGACAGGGTGACGACGCCGGACGCGTGGCCGACTATGAAGCGGGACGAGTTGTCGGGGGCGACGAGGATGCCGCCGGTGAACCAGCCGTCCGCGTAGATGCCCGCGACGCCGGCAACCTCGACGTTGAGCCCGCCCGTCAGGGTCAGCACGGTGTTCTCGTGCTTGTACAGCTCGCGGTTGACGCCGCAGCCGCGGGCGTAGAGGACGTGGCGGCAGCCGTACTCGAACTTCGCCCGCAGGCCGGGGCGGCGGATGGACGTGTAGACCGGCTCGCACTCGAGCTCGACCTGCGAGTCCGTCGCCTTGGCGGAGAGCACGCGGCCCTTCCAGTAGACGACGTACTCGCCGTCCGGGTCGCCCCAGTGCCCGCGCAGGATGGTGACCGTCGTTATCTCCTCGGGCGCGAAGCCGAGGAACTGCGAGGCGAACTCGTCGTCCCGCGGGAAGGTCAGCTTCATCCCGTTCTTGAAGATGTCGGTCGACTGCTTGACGCGGTCGCGCTTGATGGGGCTCGGCTTGTAGGTCTGCCCCAGGCGCACGATCTGGTCGGCGCCGCTGATGTAGTTCCAGCGCGAGAGGCCCTGGACGAACTCGTAGAGCTCGACCGGGGTCCCCTGCTGGACCGAGTTCTCGTAGGTGGCGTAGGTCACGCTCAGTCTCCCTCAGGGACCTCGACCACGGCCACGGCGCAGCTGGCGCGCCCCGCGTAGTCGTGGTTGATGTCTGCGTTGTCGGTGTCCAGCCGGACGTGCTTCATGAAGCACACCAGGTCGATGTCGGTTACGTTGAACGCGACGCCGAACGAGCCCGACATGGCGAGCACCTCGTTGCCGCTCGGGTCGGTCGCGGCCGAGAGTACACGGTTGAAGAGGCGGGTGCCGCTATTCAGCTGGACCATGATGTCAGTGATACCATAATATAATGGGTAGCCGATCGGGCGAACCGTTATGCTGGTGGCGGCGCTGCCCACGTTCTCCAGCAGCACAAGGTCGCGGTTCCAGCCCGGCAGCCAGAAGGTGCGCTGCTTGCCGCGGCGGGCGTGGAGCCACTTCCGCATGCGCCACACCTCGACGCGGTTCTGCGGGTCCATGCTGAGCACCTCGGTGCGGTCCGGGTACGCGCGCTCCTGGTCGATGGTGACCGGGCCGGACCCGTTGTCGAAGACGTCGACCGCGCGGACAATCTTCTCGGACATGTCCGAGAGGACGACGGAGCGGTCCGTCATCACGTCCTTGCCGCGGTATTGCGGGAACCCGACGCTCGCGCCGAGGTCCACGTTGTTGTTCACCAGGAACGCCAGGCGGGCCCGGGTGACGGTGTGCGCCATGCGGCTGAACTCGGTGCCCTGGAGCGTCCTGGCGAACCGGAGGGGCATCACGAAGGCGTTCGAGTACGACCGGTCGAGCGGCAGCTTGAGCGTCACGCCGCCGGCCGTCAAGGTCGTGGTCTCGGCTGCCACGAACTTTTCGTCGCTCTCCCACACCAGCACGATGTCATTGGCGCGGTAGTCGGCGTTGGTCGTGTCGAACGCGATGGACGTGATGCCAGCCGACAGGTTGCCGACGCGGGTGGACTCGGACCAGATGGGCGCGCCGTAGACGCGGTGCGCCCACTGGGTGCTGATGGCCTTAGCCCGCGAGTACTGCTGCTGGTCGAGCTGGAAGTCGTACTGCAGGGTCTGGCGCGGCGCGGCGCGCAGGGCGAGGCGCTGCTCGGCCGAGTAGGCCTGCATGACGTCCGTCAGCCACTGGAGCTGCTCGCGGAACTTGGTCTGCGGCACGAAGGGCCAGACTACGACGCGGCGGCCCGTGATGCGCAGCGCAGGCGTCTCGCCCGGGAAGTGGAACTCGTACTCCCCGTCGATGACCGGAGCGCCGTTCGTCGAGATGGACAGGACGTAGATGCGCGACTCCAGCGCCTTGAAGGTCGTCGGCGCGGGGGCGGGCTCGGCCAGGTCGATGCCGTCGAGGCCCACGTCCGTGATGCTGGAGAGCAGCTTGCCGACGAAGTGGGCGTTCCACACCTCCACCTGGCGCGTCTGGCTCGACAGCAGGTTGCCCAGGTCGATGACGCCCGGGCGTACGTGGACGCGGTAGTAGTAGTCGTCCAGAAAGGTCGGCATGCGCCATGACTGCACGGCGGCGCGCGGCTCGAGGTCGATCGGCAGGTTGTTGGCCACCGTGACCGCGCCGCGAGCGATGTCAGTGCGCGTGGGGTGATTCCCGCCGGGTGGTGACAGGTCCTCGTAATGGGGCTCGTCCCACCCAGGGGCCTCCTGAGCTGCGGGCTTCTTGCGCTCGATGAAGTCGACGAGCCCAAGGGTGGTTATGACCGCCATTTAGACCACCTTCTTGTAGGCGATGCCGCGCATGAAGCTGCGGCCGTTCTTCTGGTACCAGGGGAAGACCTTCCAGGTGTCTGAGCCGAGCGTGAACTCGTCGCCTGGCAGGTAGTTGGTCATGTTCATGTAGCGGATGCCAGGCACGATGCCAACGGGGTGCAGGTACTCGTTCGCGCGGTTCACAGCGACGACGTTAGGGGTGAGAATGCCAACACCGTTCATAGGGTTCGGCGAGGAGTCCCGCAGAATCTTATCGTGTACGCCGCCGCCCTGGCAAGCCTGGGTCATACCCGCCGCGGCAGCGCCGCCTGAGACGCCGCTATACCCGGACCCGCACCAGTTGTCGAAAGAGTCGAAGGCAGCGCGCACAAAGGAGCCGGCGTTCAGCGCGTTAGAGCTGTAGTAATCCGCCGCGCGGAATGGCACCTCCTCAAGGGAGTACGCGCCGTTGTCAATCTCGCTCCCTAGCCACGTGCTGGTAGCCGTGGAGTTTGTTACGCCCGCGTTCGACCCGGTCGAGTAGAAGAACCGCCCGCCACCAGGCGTGGAGCCGTTGAACAGGTCCAGGGACCCGAAGCCCATGCGCTGGTAGACGCCAGTAGTTACCTCCACCTCCAGGTAGACGGTCTTGCTGTCCGGGGCAAACAGGTAGTATGACGGGAATGGGCCGAAGCTCGTGACGAAGGGCATGTACCCGTGCCCCTGGTCCTGGCCGGCCGTGCCGCCGAAACGAACGGGGTAACCGACCTGGCGGTCCCACGCGTTGCCAGAGGCAAATGCGTCAGAGCCATTGATCGCGATACCATACTTGGTCGTGTAGTTCGACCCGTTGATAAAGGCAGTTTCGTTGGCGTAGGACCGCATGTTGAAGTAGGCGCTGCCCTTAGAGAGGCATAGCTCGCGGCCGGAGCCGACGGTCGCCCACCGGTTCTGCGTCCAGCCCTGCGCCACTGCGAAGATGCGCAGCTTGTCCAGCAGGTCATTCGGCCCCGTGGAGGTGCCGGTCTCGTAGGCCATGTCTGTTTCTCCTGTTCAGTCGAGCGCCATAGCCCAATACTCGTGCACCTCGGTGCGCGAGACGTTCTGGAAGATGACGTAGTTTACGCTATTGTAGGTGGTGGTGTTCTCAGAGGCGTTAGAGAAGCCGCTGATCGCAAGGCAACCGTCCAGCTCGCCGAACACAACTGGCGCTGGCAGGCGCTGGTGCAGCACGAGCGGTTGCAGTACGTACCCGCCGCCTAGCACCTCGCGGTAGTCGCGACGACGCGAGATCGTGCTCGGGGTCGTGCGGACCGTGGTGGGCCAGACGCCGGCACGGCAGCCCGCCAGGGTGAACGGGTAGCTCAGCCCCTGCGTCATCTCGCGAAGCGCGTTCGCACCGCCCGTGTCGTAGCGCTGCGCAAAGCTCTGCCAGGTGCCGTCGGGCGTCCGCAGGTACATCGTGGCATCCTGCTGTGTCGTGCTCTGCGGGTCTCCTGAGCAGCCGGGGATCGGGAAGACGCTGTGCCGGTAGTGGTTGTAGGAGTAGCGCCACGTGGTCGCGCGGTCTGAGTCCTGTGGGATAAGGGAGCCGCCGACGGCCAGCGGGTACGGGTACTGCGACGGGGTCGCGTAGGGCAGGATGAACCCCAGGTACCCGCCCTCGAAGTTGGTGGAGACCTTGACGCCGAAGACGAAGCAGCGGCCTGTCGCGCGGAACCAGTACGGCATGGACGCGTTCCAGCACGGCACCATTGGTACCATGAAGTTCGGCGTGGTGTTGTACGCGGGAATGGCCCCAGGCTGCTTGAACCAGCTCATCTCATTAGGGTCGTAGCCCGTGTAGCCGTTCAGGAACAGGTTGTACCAACCGTTTGCCGCGTCGTACTCAGCGCGGATGCCAGTGTAGATGGCGTCCGTCCCGGACGTGCCAGTGGCCTTCAGGATGGCCTCGCTGCCGAAGTGGTTGGCTACTGTGCCGTCGGACTGCAGCAGCATCAGGGACTGCCACGTGACGTTGCCGTATGCGGTGTTGTCCTGGCGGCTATCAATGATGATGCGCCAGTACAGGTGCGAGCCCGGGGTGCCGGGCACGGCCCAGTCCTTCTGCTCCTGTGCCATGTAAGTCGGGCTGGAGTTGACCGTGAGGGCGGTGGTCCAGGCCGAGTTGTCGTCTGAGTACTGGAGCCTGAAGTTGCGGATGGTCTGCGTGAGACCGCCGGTTCCTGGTGCGACGATGCGCACCGTCGCGACTGCGCGGGCCTGGCGCAGGGTAATGGTAACCTGGCTCGTGCCGGCGACGTAGCTCGTGCCGCTGAAGTAGCCGGTCGTCGAGGTCGGGTCGTTCATGCCGATGGACCGCGGCTCATAGCGGAAGGTGTGCAGGATGCGTCGCGTGTTGTAAGTCGCACTCTCCACCAAGTCGGTGGAGATGCTGGCTGTGTTGTCACGGAACTGGCGGAGCACCTGCCACTGCTGGCTCGCGGTGACGAGCGCGGCGTTGGTGGTCAGGAAGCTCACGATCTTCCCGAACAGGTCCTCCAGGTTGGACGCGGTGCCTACCTCGTTTGCCATGTCTTCTCTCCTATCAGTACCCCAGCGACTGCTGGTTGCGCTGCACCACGTTCATGATGAGCTTCTCTCCCTCGTCCGTCCCCAGGTAGTCGCCCACCAGGCTCGGGTCGAGGACGTTGATGTTCCGCACGTTCACCTGCGCCGGCGCAGCCGCGGGCTGTCCGCCGCCGTCCGGGTAGGAGCGGCTCGACAGCTCGCGCCCGCGCACCGACGCCGGGCCCCTCACTAGCTCCGGCCCGTACTCGCCGACGATCCCGATCTTGCCCGCGGGAATCTGGCCGCCCTGGTCGTAGGCGCCCGAGAACTGCGAGCCGTTGATCTGGGACACGATCGACGCGCCGGTGGCCGCGACCCGCGCCATCTCCGCCAGGTTCGCCGGGAAGCCCAGCTCCTGGGCCTTGGCGAGGCCGGTCGAGATGGACATGGCGGCCTGGGCGACGCTGAATGCCTTGCTCACGGCGAATAGTACCCTGTAAGCCTTCGACTGCTCGCCAGCATAGCCCTTGGCCAGTCCCGCCAGGCCATCGAACAGGGTCGCCGCGCCCTGCAGCTGGGTCTGGATGCGCTGCGTCTCCATGGCGGCCTGCTCGTCGGTGAACTGCTGCTGCAGCCGACGCAGGAGGTCCTGCCGCTCGGTCTCGGTCACCGCCTCGCTCTCGAGGATGAGCTGCTTCTTGCGCTCGTACGACTGGCGCAGCGACTCCTCCTCGGTCAGCAGGGAGTTGTAGAGGCTGTCCCTCTCGGCCTGCCGCTGCTTCTCGATGTCGGCCAGCGCCTTGGTCCGGTCCTCGGCCGTCCGCGCCTCCAGGTCGGCGCGCAGCTGGGAGCCCTCCTCCGTGTTCTGGCGGATAATCTCCATCCGCTTGTCGTAGGACTCCTGGATGACCTCCTCCTGGGTGCGCAGCGACGAGCGCAGGCCCTCGAGCTCGGCGCCGCGCTCCTCCTCCAGCTTCTTCAGCTGCTCGGCCCGGTCGGCGTCGAGGCGCTTCATCAGGTCGGCGCGCTGCTCGCTGCCCGCCTTGGTGTTCGCCTCGATGATGGCCTTGCGCTTCTCGTAGGAGGCCGCGATGGTCTCCTCCTCGGTGCGCAGGGACTCCTTCAGGGACTCGAACTCGCGCTCCTGCTGCTTGCGCTTCTGCTCGGCGGCCTTGAGCGCCGCCTTGTCGACCGTGTCGCTGGCCTTCGAGTCGCCGCCGACCTTGAAGCCAGCAAGCCGGTCCACGCCAGCGTTCGCCTTCTTCTTGGCCTCGTTGGCTGCGTCGTACTCGGCGCGCAGGCGGGCCGCCGCGGCGACCTGGTCGTCGCTGGCCTTGACGGACGCGTCGCGCTCGCGCAGGGCCGCGTCGAGGCTGTCCAGCCGCGCGGACTGGATGGCCTTCAGCCGGTTCTCGAGCCGCTGGCCGACGCCGGCGACCGTGTCGTCGTTGAAGATGGCCGCCACGCCGTCCTTGAAGGCGCCGGCGTAGGCCATGACGCGGTCGAGGCCGGCGGCGACCTCCACCGTCATGATCTGGATGAACGCCCGCACGTTGGACGGGAAGTTCTTGAAGGCGCCGATGAGGAAGTCCACGGCGCTCTTGCCCTCGTCCTCCCACTCGCCGAAGCTCTCCTTTAGGAACTTGGTCACGATGTCGACCGTGCGCTCGATGTCGTTGCCCCAGGTGTCGAACTGCACCGTGATGGACTTCAGGTAGGCCTCGAGCTCGCCGGACGCGAGCATGTCGTTCAGCTCCTGGAGCGCGTCCGTCGCGAGCCGCACGGCCGCCTCGATCGCGTCGCCGACCCCGCTCTGGGACACGTTCCGGAACAGGGCGTCCCAGGTGTCGCCCAGGTTGGCGATGGCGCCGTCGAGAGTGTCCATGCGGCGCTCCATGGCGCCGGCGAACTGGTTCTCGCCCAGGCTGGTGAGGTATTGCTCAATCTCGGCCGCGTTGTTCCCGATGGTCGTCTTGACCCCCTGGAACGTGAAGGTGACCTTGTCGCCCTCCTGCTTGGCCTTGATGCCGAACTCCTTCAAGCGCTCAAACTCTCCCGTGGCGGCGTCGGCCACGGCTTCGATCATCTGGTTGAGGTCCTTGCCCATCGCACTGGCGGTGTTGCCGTACGACATGAGGGCGCGCTCGCTCGGCGTCAGGCCGAGGTTGACCAGCTTGGTGAAGCCCTCGACCGCCTGGTTGAGGCTGTAGGGGGTCTTGGTGGCGAACTCCTGCAGGGCGTCGAACGCGACGGCGGCCTTCTCGCTCGACCCGGTCGCGGTGACCAGGCCGGCGTTGAGGACGTCGAACTCGCGCTGGACGCTGACCAGCTTGGAGAGGGCCGCGCCGGCGGACACGACGGCGGTGAGGGGCCCCAGCAGCTTCCCGAAGGCGCCGCTGAGGCCGGAGGTGGCGCGCTCGGCCGAGGCGCCGGAGGACGAGAGCCCCTTCAGGCGCCGGTCAGCTTCCGACACCTGCAGGGACTCCACGCGAATTGCTAGGCTAGCTACGTCGGTTGCCATGCTGCACCTTCCAGAAAATGCGGTCGAGGGACTTTATCAGCTCGGCCTCCCAGCCCTGCAGACGCTTCCCCGTCATGCTGGACCACGACTGCAGCTCGGTGTACGTCAGCGGCTCACCCGCGAAGACCTCCCTGAACCACTCCCACACATACCGGAGCTCCTCGGGGAGCTCCGGCGCGTTCTCGAGCTGAGGCGGCTTCCGCTTCAGCGTCTTCCACACCTGCATGAGGGAAGCACGCAGGGTCTGCTTCGAGCCCTTCGGGACTAGGTCGAGCCGGAACTCGTGCTCGGCGTAGGCTGCGAGCTGCTCGACCGCCCCACGAAAAAAAGCGCCCGCTTGCTGGCAGCCATGTCGATGGCGTCCATGATCTGCGGGGCCTCGAGGAAGAAGGCCTCGACGTTGTCCACGGTGCACGGCTGGTCGAAGGACCAGGCGCACACCAGGGACGCGACGAGGCGGCGCTTGCTCTTGGCAATCTCCGCCGCGCGCTCCTCGCGGGACTCGATGCCAGCGATGCGGAACGCGTCCCGCTTCGACTCGGCCTCGGCCGCGCGGAAGGCGTCGGAGTCGACGCCCAGCACGCGCACCCAGTGCTCGCTCTTCTCGCCGTTCGGCAGGTAGAGGGGCAACTGCAGCCCCTCGTTGGCCACGCCGCGCGTGAAGAAGGCATTCATTGCGGGGGTTGCCGCCCCCGCGGCGTTGTTGTGGTTCTCGCTCATTATGCAGGCACCCGTTCGATCATGATGTTGGTCTGAGTGGTAGCGTCCAGGAGGGCCTGGAACGGCATGCTCAGGGTGATGGGACCCTCGCCCTCGACGTCCGGCTGGCCGCCGTTGTACTTGATGCGAGGGAGCGTGACGACGTACTTGTTGCCGGCGCCGTCGGGCAGCTCGAACACGATGTTGGACTCGGTCTCGTTGATGAACTTGTCCAGCAGCAGCGAGTTCTCGAAGTACGCCGTGATCTGGCCGGAGCAGTTCGAGCGGCCGATCGACGGCCGGATGGACGCCTTCGAGCCGACGACGAAGCGGGCCTCCAGGCCGTTCTCGAGGTTCAGCTGAATCTCGGTGATGACGGCGATGGGGGTGCCGGCCTCGTTGAGCGTGCCGGTGAACGAGTCGAGCGGCGAGGTGGTCGTCGGGGTCGCGTAGGTCGCGCCCGCAATGATCGCCGTCGCGGTCGTCATGTTCTGGCCCAGCACTCCGAAGGTCCCGGTAATCATCGCGTTTGCGCTGATCGCCAGGGCCAGCGTGTTGAACTCGACGCCCGTGAAGCGGTGGTACGGCTTGTCCGCGGTCAGGATGTCGCCGAAGTAGCGCTCGACCGTGAAGGAGCGGCGCACCGTGCCGGCCTTCAGCTTGGCGCGGAGGCTGTCGATCTGGCGGCCCGCCGCGGCTGCCTCGACTACCATCGTCTGGCCCTGCAGCGCGGTCACGGTCATCGCCGTCGCGGTCAGCGCGGTGATGCGGAAGCGGCCGAGGTTGCCGGCGTTGGTGAAGCCCGAGCTCACGACGATGTCGTTGACCGCGAAGCCGTCCGTGATGAAGGAGCCGGCGGCGCGGTTGAAGCTGCCCACCGCCGCGCTCAGGCTCTGCGCGCCGGTCGTGAAGTTGGCGGTCCAGGTGCCGAGCAGGGTGGCCTCGAGCAGGTCGTCGAAGCTGGCGAAGCTCAGCTCGATGTTCATGTCCCCGCCGACCTGGTAGGCGCCATGCCGGAAGTCGGCGATCTGGCGGTCGTCGCGAATCTCCTCCGACTGGAGGGACTCCTTGGACAGGCCCAGGGTCGTGCTGGTGTGACGGATCGGCTTGAAGGCCGGG